CACGCGAACCGCAGATGTTGTTTGAGATACTATTCCAATGCCTTGGTTAACCTGTCCTGACGAATATCTGCCAGTAAACACCGCAGAATAATTTGCGTCACTTATTGCAGTTGTAAAGTTAACTGTGTAGTTTCCTGTGCTGTTATCGGTGACTGAAGTGACATTCCCACTCGCACGAATAGTGCAAAAACCACCAGTGTTAGTTGTTCCATCAAAGTTAACCCAAGCACGGCATGAGTAGTTGATGCCCTCTACATTGGTTGATGGGTTTACAGACCCACCAGCGTTTGTTGTCATACCCGCTGAACCATCAATAATTACGCTCATGCCCATGCTCCTACTGAAGTGTTAGAACCAGATGCACTAACTGGTGCAATGCGGATAAAGCTACCAATGGCAGTTGTGTAAGCCCCGCCCGGTGCGGCTGATAGCGTATATTGCGGAATGAATGTGCCGCCAGCGTTGATTGACACTGTGCCTTTCATAACAAACACATACGATCTAAACGCACCTGTTGATGCGCCAGTCAGAACACTGCTAGTAGCCGTTTGAATAAAAGATGCAGTAGTTGTTTGCTCAGCCGTAGAAAAAGCAGTAGCACTGAGGCTGTTGTACACCTGATAAGCAATGTTGTTAATACTTGCAGTCCCGCCAAATCCTAACGCCACTGTATGTGAGTTTGTTCCTGCGGTTTTGCTTAATGGCACAATCATTTCAAACTCATACACAGTGCTTGCTGACAGCGTTACACCAACACCAAATATGTTTTGTGCGCCAGTAGCGTTTGAGCCAACAACCGCAGTATCAATTCTGTAATACTGCTGAGTTGGAACAATGCCTCGCTGTGTGCCAATAGGTGTAGCGGCAAAGATTGGGCTTGAGTATTCAATCTGCCCAACAGCGGCAGGACTTGATAGCGTGTCAGAAGTTAAAACAAGTATTGACATGATTAAGCAACCCTTACGATGGTGAATGTTGGCAATCCATTGGTAGTGCCAGCAGTTACAGAGACGCTAGTATGAGGACGAATAACTGATGCGGCTGGCAGATAACCAGTCCAAGAAACACAAGTTGACCAACTAGCTGATGGAGTCACTGCATTAACCAATTGATCCGAAATAGTTATGCTGTGTATTGCAGTGGTAAGTTGAGTGCTATTCAGCGATAAACCAATATTTGATGAAGATGAAAACCCCATTGAAAATGTTATTGCATAAATTCCTGCCGTGTTAATCGTGAAAGAAGCTCCTAATGTTGCGCTATCAGCATAAGTAATATCAGAACCCGTATTGGTGACTGTGTTTGCGAAACGACGAATTGCAGTATTTGTAGAGCCAAATCCCGCATCAGTATTCAGTCTCACCATACTTGGTGTAGTTGGAAGAACAACCATAGTCCCAGTTGTAGCTGGCATGGTAATCGTAGTAGTACCAGCAACAGCAGGGGCGGCAAGTGTCACAGCCCCACTGGTGTCTCCTGAGATAACGATTGATGACATAGGTTTCCTTTACAGAATGACCCAACGGCTACCACTAGGAATAGTGACAGCAGTTGATGTTGTGATTGCAGTGCTAGATACAGTTTGAGATACTGAAACAGTATAAGTGCCTGTTGTTCCTGTGCCAGTTCCAAATGCACTAACAAATGTTCCAGCAGTTACGCCAGTTCCGCTAATGATAGAACCAACTACCAAAACACCAGCACCAGTTGTGCCTGTGATTGTCAAAGTTGTTCCAGAAATAGCACCTGTACCAGTGAAGTTAGCCGCAATGGTAATCGGACCAGTAGCCATAGCATTTTTACCAGCAGTTATTGAGTACCCCATAGTCACAGTCTTGGAGTTCTCGTAGAAGATGTCATTGCCAGATGTACCAGTAGCACCACCACCACCTACAGATGCCCATGCTGTACCACTGTAACCCTCAAATTGCGTACTGGTAGAGTTAAATCTAATCTGCCCAGCCACAGGACTTGCAGGTCGTTGACCAGTTGTGCCTTTAGACAGCAAAACAGCACCAGTTGATGTAAAACTTGAATCAGCAGTTGCAGTTAATGTTGTAAAAGTACCAGCAAGTGCAGAAGTTCCACCAATTACCGCACCATTGATCGTGCCACCACTAATAGTTACTGATGGGAATACAGCAGTACCTGTAAAAGTAGGAGAGGCAACATCAGCCTTTGAATTGACAGCAGTCTGAATATTGTCAAACTCAGTATTGATTTCAGTACCCTTGACGATCTTTAACGGGTCACCAGAAGTTAAGGTGTCCTTAGTCGCAAAGTTGGTTGATTTGGTGTAATTTGTCATGGCATTCCTTTAAGACATTCTGCCTTGTTTTGTCTGAATTTCAATCTTCTGGATTGACAATTGAGATGAATTAACAGTTGTTTCATATCCAGTTTGGACAACTTTTCCAGAGCCAGAGCCATTTGCCATCAATGTCTGCAAAGCAACTCCTTCTGAATAATAAGCAACTATAGTGGCATTTGCTCCATATTCTGCTATCCCATATTCAGAAACACCTTGGGCTGGAATCAGTATGTTTTGAGATTGATAGTTTGTTAAAAAATCATATCCCCACTTGATAGTCACATATTGATTGCTACCACCAATGACAACAGCACTGATCTTTTTTATGATTGATGTCTGTGATTGGTTTCCTAGATCAGCATGGTTCGTATAGTAGGCAAATTGATATGTACTAGTATCATCAAGATAACCAGAATACTTCCCGATATATCCATTTTTACCAATCAATAAATCGCCATTGCGTCTAGATAAAAAAGATTTTGGTTCAATTGAATCCCATATCGTTGCCCGATATGAACCATCAGCAAGTGATTTTCGTGTATCAAAACAAAATACTTGCTTAACAGTAGGAGCAGTAATTAAATAAAATGCTTCTCTTTCAGAATAAATAGACTTGATGTTTGCCATTGTCTCGCCTGACAATGTAGTCATCAAGTCATCACGCACATTTCTAGATAAGTCACGCTCTGGTGCTGACTTTTCTTGAATCGTTCTCATCAATGAACGAATGCCACTATTGGACAGAAAAATAACATCTGTACTTGTGACTTGAATGGAATCTCTGGCAATGCAACCAATGCCTTCAACAGTGTCGCTAAGTGTCATTGTTGATGGTGAAGTTGCACCAGAATAGATCAAGATTTGACGCTTACCAAAGATGAACAAAAATCCATTGTGTGCCGCTAAACCAGTAATCTCATCAGCACCATTGACCCAAACATTGTTTACATTTAATGAGCCAGCAGTACCTGTTGACCAAACATGACCTGAGATCAAGTCGCTAAAGTAAACAGTTGCATTATTTGTTGTGGTTGTAGCCGCCCACAAACGACCATAAGCAGAAATGACATTGTTTGCATCAGGAACAGTAGCAACATACCCTGTCTTTTCTGAAACTCTGCGATATGTTGTAGTTGATACAGCAGGATCATAGATCAATGGATTGTGACCAGACTGAAAGAAATAAGTGATGCTATTGAGTGATGCACATTGCCAATTATTTGCTGTAATGGTTGGTGCAGTACCACCTCCCCCATAGGTCAACTCAACAAGTGCATTAGAACCATCAAGTTTGAATAGCTTATTGTTTCCAGCCAGTAGAACAGTCAATGTTCCATCTGCTTGAACCAACTCATGTATCACACCAATATCATTAGAGCCAAGATTTCCTGTTGATGAATTGACTTTTGTCCAACCCTTTCTGCATCCAATACGACCATATTGGTCAATGATGCAATTGGTTGTGACTAAAGCAAATCCACTCTGCAAATCAAGCGGAGAATCTTGAGTATTCAACCCAAAAAAACCTGGGGCTGATACTGAGGAAACTTGAATTGCTTGGCTCATACTGCCACAAACTCCTGATTTTCAGGATAACGAGTTCCTTCCAAAGCAATGTAGTCAGACAACATTGATTTGTAAAGCAGATAAGCCTCAGATGAAGACAGACCACCATCTTCACCACGCTCTACCAAGGCACGAGCATAAGCATTTTGCACAACCAACACATCAGGTACTGCAACAACAGTTGAGTTAGATGACAAGGTGGCTTGTGGAATTGTCAAACTAAATGGAATGCTATAAACACCATCAGGACGAGGATACAGCGTTACTTTGGTGTCATAGCTACCATCAACACCATCAAAGGCATATTCTGATGGAATTCCACTTACAGGAGTAGAAAAATTCTGCTTGCGATTCATTGAAGCAAAATCGATATTCTTCATGCCAATATTGCTTGTGACATTAAGAACATCAATGACTTGAAATTTCTGACCAGAACCTGTTAAAGAATAAGAGTATGTTCCAGCAACTGTGCTTAATGTGATTGTTTGACCAAGAACATTCCAAGCATAAGCATCTTCAATTTGACGCTTTGCATCATTAACAAATTTGCCAATTAAAGTTGAATATGCAGTTTGTATAACTGTAGATACAGTAGGTTCACGCAACCTAACGAGGACATCGTTTACAAGTTCTAGATAAGTCATCTGCTTCCAGCCTTTGCTTTGTTCCTGTCGGATATAGCTTTAGCTTTTGCCTTTGCGTCAGCCTTTGAGGTTGCACCCCATGCCTTTAGCGAAAGAAGCAGTCTTGTTGGTTCACCTTTCTTGTCGTATTCAGCACCATCGTTGCCAGCCATACGAGCCAAGAAACTTGCTCTGCGAGGGTTGTCCCCCGACTTTACTGGTGCTTTCAAGTTGCCACCAGTTTCTGCATTATAAGATGCTCTCCCCTTGGCATTCAACCCCCCTTTGGGATTTTTGCCCTCAGAGCGTTGCCAAGATGGAGTTTTC